CGGTGGTGGCACTGAGGTTTCCGGGAATGGGTATAACCGCAAGATTGTGGCCCTGACCACCAGCGGTAATGCCAGCACTAATAGTGCGGCGGTCGAGTTTGATACGGCTACCGGCACTTGGGGAACCATCACTTATATCGCCATTTTTGATGCTGTCACTTCCGGCAATATGCTGGCTTATGCTGAGTTGACCACTAGCAAAACGATTGCCACTGGCGATGTTTTCCGCATCCCGGCTGGTGATCTTGATATCACGCTGGAGTAGTTAGATGGCCGGCTACGGCAGTGGTCTATATGGGCGCGGCAACTACGGGATAGACCCGAAGGAAGGCGCGGCTGTAATTGAGGCTGCTGGGGCCGCTACTGTTGCTGGTTTGCGTATTCAGCAGTCTGGGGCTGTTGCTGACGCTGTATCTGACGCAAGTGCGGCGGCTCAGGTTATCTTCGCAAGTGGTGCGGTAATTGACGCGGTTTCCTCCGCGACTGCGGAGGGTGTTAGAATACAGCAAGGATCGGCGATTGGTGAGGCGAGTGCCGATTTTACGGCGGCTGGGCAGTATGTAGCCCAAAGTTCTGCCATTGCGGCTGGGGTGGCTTCAGCATCTGCTACTGCTTTGGTGGTGTATGTTTCAGGGGCTGTAATTGATGCTAGCGCAACCTTTGAGGCTACTGCTAGCAGGGTTCAATCTAGCGTTGCTGAAATAGCCGCCAGTGCGACAATTACGGCTAACGGCATATTCAAGTGGGATGTATTGCCGGATTCCACAGAAACGTGGAATGGCATTTCTGATTCTGCTACAACATGGACGCCGATTGCAGATGGTTTCGAAATTTGGACTTCAGCAGCCCCGGCGATTGGAACATGGACAATCGTACCGGCGGGTTCTGAGACATGGACAAGGGTGCAATAAATGGCTGATACAACCACAACAAACCTGGGGCTAACCAAGCCGGAAGTTGGCGCTTCTGCCGATACCTGGGGCGGCAAGATCAATACCGATCTTGATCAGGTGGACGCCATTTTCGCAGCGGCTGGCACTGGAACTAGTGTTGGGCTGAATGTTGGTGCGGGTAAAACGCTGGCTGTCGCTGGCACTCAAAATGTCACCGGCACTTTCAAGACAGATACGGTCTCTGAATATACATCTGCTGCGGGTGTTACGGTTGATGGCGTGTTGTTGAAAGATAATGGTGTTGTTACAGGCGCTGGTTCTGCTGCTGCCCCAATTATCACCACGACAGGCGATACGAATACTGGTATTTATTTTCCGGGAGCGGATCGGATAGGTTTTTCTGAGGGTGGTTCCCAAACAGGTGAATTTGATGCAAGTGGCAATTTTCTTTTCAATTCAGGGTATGGATCAGTCGCTGTTGCTTATGGTTGCCGGGCTTGGGTGAACTTTAATGGCACGGGAGCAGTTGCCATCCGTGGTAGCGGGAATGTCACCAGTATCACGGATAACGGAACTGGTGATTATACAGTTAATTTTACCACAGCGATGCCAGATACAAACTTTGGCGCTATTATTACTCCTTTATCTGGCGGCTCTGGCACGATGATTATTGAGGGTGTTTCTATTTCTACATCTACCTTTAGGTTTAGAACTTTTTTTAGTGGAGCTGTTGCTGATTATTCTACAGTTGGTTTTGCAATTTTCCGTTGAAAGACATACTTATGAGCCAGCGCTTTCATGAATTGTTTTACATGGCATATAAGGGAGTTTGGTATGTCTAACCTTAGGATCATCTACCCCACAGACGAAGGCGGCGTTGCCGTCATCATTCCTGCACCTGAATGCGGCCTGAAGATTGAAGAAATCGCGGCCAAGGATGTGCCTGCGGGTAAGCCGTTTAAGATTGTGGATGTGGCTGACATTCCGTCAGATCGTACCTTCCGCGCAGCGTGGGAGTACAGCGAATGATCACCGTCAACATCGACAAGGCCAAAGCCATCGCCCATGACCGTCGCCGTGTGGCCCGTGCGGAGGAGTTTAAGCCGCTTGATGAAATAATCGGCAAGCATATCCCAGGGTGGGATATGACGGCGGCAGAAGCTGGCCGCCATTTAATCCGCAAGAAGTATGCAGATATGCAGCTTCAAATTGAAAATGCCTCTACCATTGATGAAATAAAAACTGCCCTGGGAGATTAAATTATGGCTGCCGATCCTGCTGAAACTGGAAAATCAGTTGTTGATGCTTTTAGTATCGCAACAGTGATCGGCACCATTGCTGAAATACTTCCTGCGATTGCCGCAATCTTTACAATAATCTGGACAGGCATTCGCATTTGGGAAACCAAAACGGTTCAATCATTTTTCAGACGGCGGTGAGGTTTAGATATGGGTTATGTTCCGCTGAAAGTTCCGCCGGGGATTTACCGCAACGGCACTCAATATCAATCCGCGAACAGGTGGTATGACGCCAATCTTGTGCGGTGGTTTGAGGGTACGCTGCGTCCATTGGGTGGTTGGAACAAGCGGCAACAGGTTTCTGGTGGGGTTTATTCAATCATCCAATTAAATGGTGCCATGCGGGGATGTCATTCTTGGCGAGCCAATGATGGCACTGCTTACATTGGGGCTGGCGGTGCTAAAAAACTATATGCTTTGGAAAATACTTCTGTTCCGGTGAATATAACGCCAGTTCGTGAAACAGGAACTCTGACAAGCGCTTTCAGCACCACTAGTGGTTCTGCTGTTGTCACGGTGGCAGACACCAGCCATGGCGCGGCCACGGGAGATACTGTTCGCTTTACTGGCGGCACAGCCATTGGGGGTAGCGGGATAACGCTATCTGGCGATTATTTGATTACTGTAGTGAATGCGAATAGCTATACAGTGTCCCATGGGTCTGCGGCGACTGCTACTGTTTCAAATGGCGGATCAGCAAATTATGCCTATGAGATAACTGTTGGATATACTGACGCCACGGCCCAAAATGGATATGGTAATTGGATTTATGGCAGTGGTACTTATGGGACGCCGAGGCCGCAAACAATCACAAGCGGTGTAACGCCTGCATCCACATGGTCATTAGATAATTGGGGCGAGTATTTGGTTTCATGCCGATCTGATGAAGGTAAGATTTATGAGTGGGATTTGGACGCATCTGGACGGGCTGATTTAATCGCCACAGCCCCCATTGATAATGCTGCGATTCTAGTAACGGCGGAACGGTTTTTATTTGCGCTTGGAGCGGGCGGCAATCCACGCAAGGTTCAATGGTCTGATCAGGAAGATAATACAGATTGGACGCCATCCGCCACCAATCAGGCTGGCGATTTTGAATTAGCTACTTCTGGCAAGTTAGTTTGTGGTGAGCGTACCCGATACGGTGCGCTTTTGCTGACAACAGTTGACGCTCATTTGGCGGTGTATCAAGGGTCGCCATATGTTTACGGGTTTGAGCGTATTGGTATTGGGTGTGGTGTAATCAGCGCACAGGCTTCAGTTAGCCTAGAAAACGGCTGCGCTTGGATGACCGAGGGTGGTTTTTATCTGTTTGACGGTACGGCGAAACCTTTGGCTTGTGAGGTTTCGGATTATGTGTTTTCAGACTTCAATTTCGGGCAGATGTCTAAAGTTGCTGGCGTTCTGAATATTGATTATTTTGAGGTGACTTGGTTTTATCCTTCCAGTGGATCATCCGAGAATGATCGATATGTAACTTGGAATTACCGGGAAAACACTTGGAATATCGGAACACTTTCCCGTACCACTGGGGCAGCAGCAGGCGTTTTTCAATATCCTATTTTGTTTGATGCGTCAGGTTATGTGTATGACCATGAAACTGGCTACAACTATGATGGCGCTACACCATATGCGGAAACTGGCCCGATAGAGTTTGGTAACGGCGATCAAATTATGGTTGCCCGCCAGGTGGTGCCGGATGAGAAATCTCAGGGTAGTGTTTCTGTTTCCTTCAAATCGCGGTTTGCGCCGGAAGGCACGGAAACTACGCATGGGCCTTACACGATATCTTCTAAATACACCGATGTTCGGTTTAGTGGTCGCCAGGTTTCTTTCAGGA